GCATTAGCATTTATCTGGTTTGTTAAATTGGCTATTTTACGGGCATTATCAGCCGATACCTGGCCTTCTTTTTGTGATTGCTTGATAAGATCGAGTTTAGCTTTACGCAGTGATTTCATTTGTACTTCAAGCCTTGCCAGCTCCTGAGCCTCTTTACTTACTCCCCGTATAGTAACACTGAACCCTATTGTCTTATCAGTTGCCATTAATTCTTTATTATAAATTCACATTCAGAAATATCCCCGTCTGTTGTTACCTTGTTTAAATATCCGTAAACATACTGATTACTTATTAATAATTTATACCGTGTTCGAAAACCTTCCTTTGCGCTATCATCAATAACTGTGCGTAATTGGTTAATCGTTGCCTGCGGCAAGCGTATCCTTATTGTCAGTATCACATTTTTATCAAGCCTGTGAATACTTGTTATCCAGTAATTATCATAAAGATCATTAAAATCAATCGCTAATATTTTTGGGTAAGTATTATATGTATCGCCATCAATATCAAAACTGATACCAGCAGTTAATCCTTCCCATGTTACCAGTCGGGGGGTCCACCCTGAAGCCCGGTATTCAGGGTAAGGTATCCCATCACCATTTTCCTGGTCACCAAATATTTTAATAACAGATATACCATAAGCAAGTATCTCATGAAAGAACCCGGTTCCTGAATGAGCAAACAAGTCGTTTATCATTTCCTGCTCACCATCCTTTGTATATTCACTGGTTAAAGTTATTGTTTTTCGTTCAGTGAGCCCATAATGTTCTTTATATTCAGTATATGCTTTATCGCTCATATCTTCAATAAGGCCCAAAATTATTGATTTATTATAATTAGGACTAATCGGTTCAAGTGTATAATCTTCATTATCCTGTAATGATGTAAGGTCTGTTTCACCATCAATAGCAAAAAAGGTCTGTGCTGGCTCGATATAAATATTCTGGTTCTGATAATCGGCAAAAAAACGCAGATTAGCTAATTGTTTAATAGCCTTGATAAAATCAATTGCTGATATATCAGGCATATAATCACTTGCTGTAATCGTTTTTCCTTTTCCGGGATACCTGTTCCATTCCGTCCATACGTTGGTAAGAACGGTATTTGTTGCTAATAAACGTATATCATACCAGCGGGCACTGGTATCATCATTTGTTATATTACCAGTAACACTTACTTGAATAGTGATATAATCATCTGTTTCAAGATGTATATATCCGGTATCCATCTCGTATGTTGTTCCTCCGTCTATACAACTACCACCACCAGCGTCACTATCACTATCTGCAGCTAATTGAACAGCCCCGTTTTTGAGTATCTGTGCTGTGTAACTACTACTATTAACAGTAAAAAATGCTCCTTCACCCACCCCTATATTACTCCATTGAAAAACAAACCAGTAAGTACCGGCTTCAGGAACAGTGTAACGATAAGTACCTGTATTAAAATCATTGCCTTCATCAGTAGTTATGGTATCCAGGACAACAGGATTTTTACTTAATGTGTTATTATCCGTTGCTAATCCTGCAATATTTACGCGGTTATAATTATCAGTATCTGAATTTGGACCAACTTCCAGGGCTTTATTAGCAATAAAATCACTGTCCTCTTTTGATTCGGGTGCCAGAATATATAATTTTTTAGCATAAGTGGTTGCTATCCAGTCACTAACTATTGTCCAAGGTGCAAAAATATATTCCATAATATCTATTATACGGAACATCGGCACAAAGTCCTGTACTGTCCAGTCATGCGGCTGCAATCCCGTTACCGGTATAACCAATTGTCCAAAGTTGACCATCGGGTAACGGTAAAAAGCATTAGCAGCAGACCATGAAGCTACGATAACAGCTTTTGTCAACTCATGATCCTCGTCCGAAAAGTCAATATCCCGAAGATTGGTATTTTTCATTGTCTCCATCCAGTCATCAGCATTAATAATAACTTTGGCATAATCGGCTGTTATTGCAAGTATTGTTATAACTCCGGCAATAATTAACATTTTATTAACATATAGCCTTCCTTTATTTGTAATTTCATCAGTACTGCCCGGTATTTCACTATGTTTTAATATACTTCTATTGGTTTTTGTAAGCGGCACATTAAGTGTATATGACCTATTAAGATTACCAAGCGACAGGTCACGTATATCACCAATAGAGAAAACAGCATTAAACGATTCGTTAAAGTCCAGTTGTTCGGTTCCTATATATAGTTCAATATTCATATCAAGTTGTTACAATAGTACATCCTGCTGCTTCTAATATAGCCACTGCTGCATCTGAAGCACTTGTGGGAGCAGCGTTTGTGCCGTCAAGTGTTATAGTAGTACTCGCAAACGGTCCACTGGAAAAAGCTATTAACACTTTATCCACCTGGGCTGAGGTCATAACATTATATGACAAATTACAATATATACCAAGATTAAGTGCAGGCCACTTTGTAACATAATCAAAATCAAGAGTATTGGACGAAACATTCAGATATGTTAATTGTGTTAATGTATACCATCCGCTGACATTACCGACAACCCTTGTTGAATTAGCACTTAATGTTACATTTGTTAAATTAACCATTTTGCTGATATTGCTGATATTTACCATCGGCCCATTAGCCGGACTGAGCCATCCGTTTGTTACAGTTGCCCCTATCTTTATAACAGCCCGTTCATTAGAAAATGTCATATTAGCAACACCGGAAGTTACTTTTAAATATACTGTACGCAATGCACCGGCTGTTATTGTCCGTGTTGTTCCCTCATTATCAGTGCCACCAATATTATCATAAAATTTACCGGCACCGTCAAGGGTTAAAACTATATCTTCAATAACTTCAAGCTTAAAAGTAACAACGCCGGCACCCGTGCCTGTTGATTCAAGAACCAGGGCAAACAGATCCGTTGCTGCGGGCTGGTTTGAATATTCAATATCTATTTCGTTAGTAAACATATCAGAAGATGCTATCCTGACATTATCAGTAATTATGGTAACATCTTTGGGTACAACGAATAATGGTTCAAGCCGTTTAACCGTTTCACTCATTAAAAGGCTTTCAAGGTACTCGGCATTGTTGATGTCTTTAAACCTTGTTTCGAGTTTCTGTCTGTTAATACCATATAAAGACAATGGCCTCCTGTTCTTTAATATGCCTGTATAATAATTTCTTATTGATTTAAATTCCTGTAATTTGATCCCTTCAAAAGCCAGATATTCCTTTCCGCCAACATAACCGTCATATTCAAGTACTACACGTTCGTTAATAATAGTGTTGTCAACATATATTGTTATTACTTCGCTGATCTTATCGCCACCATCCTCGCCTAATTGTATACGCAGGTTTGATGTTACATCGGCCATTAGTCCCAGTACATTAATAACGATTACTCCCCAGTAATTTGTTGGGTCAAATGTTATTGAATCATCATAAGCCCCTCCGTCCTTAGAATAAAATAACTGCACAGTCCCTATCTCGGTAAAAAATACGAGCCAGTATTCATAAGCGGGATAAAACTTAACAGCATTGTTCCGCAGGGTTTTACTGGCAAACAGTGATATGGATGTTGAAAGTACATAGTTTGAAAATGCCTTATCATCACCCACACCCGGAACAAATTTATAAGTTGTGCCCGAAACATTGTCCGTATCGCCTGTTTGAGTTACTCCGTCAGCATCTTCATAAACTTCAGTAAAAAGTATTGTATAAGCTACCAGGGGGCTGCCTCCGGATACTTTATAAACTCCCGAATTACGTGCAAAATCAATGCCTGTAACATGGCTTTTTAGTATATCAAAAAAATCAAAATCAGCTAGTCCTTTAGGTTTTTCTATAGTGGCCACAATAACAGCATCAATAGTAATATCGGCACGTACACGAAGATTAACATGATCGGCGTCCTCGGTAAGTGATGTAGTCACATTGTATGCTCCTGAATTATCAATATTTGCCGGGTTGTTATTCACTGTGAGGCTCATGATGCTGCTTTATTTAATTCAACATTCCATTTTCTAACAAAAGTATCAATATCCATACTGAACACGTTAAAGGATAATGTTGTTACTGCCTGCGTTAAACGTTCCTTACGCAATGCTTCCTCGATCCAATCCATACGCTTGCCCGTACTTGAAAAACGGTAACTGTCATAAGTAGGCATTCCTTCACGGCGTTGTGTATGCGCAATAGCAAAAGCCACACCCAAAGCTTCACGGTCATCACCGATATTCATTCTTAACATGGCATACTTTTGCAATGCTTTTATATAAAGGCTCGTACCGCCTTTTTTACCTGTGCCACTAAATGGCACTTTACCGGGCTTAACACCCCGATCAAGTATACTACCATAAGGATACATCATACCATCAATCACAATACTTTCGAGCTCAAACCGTACCTTATATTCAATATCACTCATGAGCTTATTGGTCATAGTATGCCCCTGTGCTTCAAACTCTTCACTCAAAAGCTCTGTTAATACAAGCTGCAATTTTTCTATTTCTGTATAAACGCTCATTAGCAAAACATTTTTAATGTAACTTTCGGGAACATTATACCCAGTTCTTTATCCGGCGACCGTTCCCCTTCCCAGATATATGTGCCTTTTAATGTATCAATGTTAAGTATCTGTAATCCTGATAGTTCATTTATTTTGTTTATATATACCTTGAAATATTCCTCAATAGTATCCCATACATCGAGCTTATTATCACTGTCATGATCATAGTTAGTAATAATAAATGCCGCAATAGTGATTATTTTTGTTTCCTGTATAGTAGAATTGCGATAATCCTTATCAAACTCAGCACCATCAAGCATCCATAATACAAACGGGTATTGCTTTTCACGTCCGATAGTGAAATAAATATCCGAATCAACAATAACTTCTGCTATTGAAGTGCCTGTCAGTATTTGTAACTTTGTTTCGAGCTGCGATAATGTCATCTTTCAATCCTTTCACTTCGTTTATATGCAAGATAGTTATAAAAGTCATACAGCTTCATCTGTTCAATAGCCGGTATATCTGCTATCCCTCCGCCGTATCCTGCAACCTCGTATATCAATCCACGGTTGCCATACTTTTGTAGGTCCGCACCTGAGACACGATTTCCTGGATCGGTTTTGGGAGGTCGCCAAATAACCGGATAATCAGAACGGCATCGGGCATTCGCCTTACAGTGTAAAAAAAAACCGACCAGACAATGCTCATTTTAACATTCATGAATAGTTCAGACCGTTTCAGTACTGTCCTTTCATCATAACGTTCCCCCCGTTTGCGGCAATAAATTGCCATAAATAATGCTAACCTTTTAACATCGTCTTTTGATATACGCATGTTCCTGAATATATCACCAGCTTCTGTGTAACTTATTATCGGTTCATTAGCAAGCGGTATGTCCTGATCCATTATATGTATCGTTTGTGGTAGGTAAAACCTGTATCTGCCTATCCTGAAACTCTTTGGGTAAGGCGGTATATATTCAGTTATACGTCCATAAAGCCTATCAACTGGCACGTGGTAAATAAGTGAAACTATAAAGGACTTAAAGTATTTATCATAAAGATCAGTAATATCCTCGTTCGTTGCTTCGTTTAAAATATCAACGGGTATATCTGTCAAACAACCAATCACCTCACGATAAAAAGCAGGGAAGTCATTATTAAGCTCTTTGTCAGTAATCTCTGAAGCCGCTTTGATAAAGTAATCAATACTTTCACTGTTTTCAGCCTCCATACTGCCATGAGCTAAAATAAAAGCCTCGTATTTCGGAGGCATTTCTATCATGGCCAGCTCACTAAAGAGCTTCAGAGAAATATCATCCCATCCGTAAACGCCTTTATACTTCTTTCTATTTACCCTTATAACGATCATGTCGGTTGATCTTCAGTTAAATAAGCATGTATACTACCACTGGTCAGTTTTATATGAGTGATAATATAACCAGGCACCCGGTACAGTTCATTAACAAGTGGATCCGTTAAAGCGGTCAGGAAAAAACTGGCCAGATCAGCCTCTGCAGCCGTTATTTCAGCTGTTGTTGATGCTGCACTTTTTAGGGGTATACCCTTTATTGCTTCCAGCACCGCACCATCAGAAGGAGTAAATGCAAAAAAGTTCTGATTGCTAACAGCCGTGGTACCGGTTATATCAAAGGTTCCCCATCTTGCCAGTAGTTCATCAATATGATTACCAAATAAATTCATGTTGTTTAGTATTAAATTCCAAATGCATTAATATTCCATAAAGGAGTGAATATCCATGTAGGGTAATCATCCTTGTTAGCGTAAAGAAAGTTATAGGCCGAAGGGGCAGTGTTAAAAACATACCCCATATCGGATCCCTTGATAGGATATTTAAAACTATCCTTATATTCAACGGGTATCTTGCCATACAGTTCCCGCATCTTTTCCCACACATAGCATAACTTATTAACAGGTTCAGCACGTTCCCAGTCCTTGCCTTTCGGTGCAAAGGATATGCCTGTACCATAATAAGGAGTTATGTCACGTTCAACAAAATTAAAGAATACATAGTATGAGATCAAAGATACTTTTGCATCATTTTTCAGCCCTTCCCATTTCAGGGATATTTCTTCATCCCTGAACTCATGAGTAAAAGCTGCGCCATTAACCAAATCTTTATAAATCTGTGTTTGCGGCACACCATCGGTCAGGTCTGCCTGCAATAAAGCATACAGTTCATAGCCCAGTAGTTTGATCAGTATTTCTTTTTCATACTGCTCGATAGCCTGTAATAATTGATTTTCATTAACAGGATTTGATATTTTAATATCACCGGTGAAATATGAATAATCTATAAGCATAACCTATTTTTTAACTTTCTTAACCTGTTTAACAGGTTTTTTAGCAGCCTTTTTAACAGGCTTCTTAGCTTTTGCCGGCTTTTCGGCCTGTTTAACAGGCTCTGTACCGGCTTCTTCAATGGGATCAGCAAGCCCGATCTTAACGGCCAGGCTTGCGAATTTCCCAGTGAATATTTTTCCGTCTTTCTTTGACTTTGATTCCATTAGTCTGCTGCGGTTATTGCAGTCACATCAGCATCAACACCTGAACTATATATTACGGCAGCCTTATCTCTTACACCAAAAGCAAGGCGTACTTTGATCATAACAGTCTTTTGACCTTCGGTAAAGTCAGCAGCGTTATAACCAATTTCAAGAGTCATATCCCTGCGCTTGCCTATCATTAATTGCTTAGAATCCAGCACAACCATAGTATCAGTAGTTATTGCAGTAGACTTGATAAGCCTTAATCCACAAACATATATAGGTTCACCAATCAGGTTATAAACAACTCTTCTGTCCGTTATACTATTATCAAGCTGATCCTTTTCAGAACCCAGATCACTTACATCAGTAGGGTTCACCAGAACTACATCGGGCTTATATTTATTGTTCTCGCACTGAAGCCTCATTTTTTCAATCAGATCCGGAACCTTTGCAGAAGGTATTGTTCCATCCCATGTTGCAGCAAAATCAGTCTTTTTATTCGCTGTCAACAGTCCTGCAAGGGCTGAGGAATCATTACCGGCAGATCCCAGTATCTGACCGTCAACATTATCAAGGACTTTTGAAGGTCCGGTAACGGCAATTTCTGACATTGCTTCTTCCAGGTCGTCAAGAGTCTCGTCTGACAGTGTGAAATAAGTAGCAATAAAGAAAGCCTTGAATTCAACAGTCTTGAGCAAGAAGCTGGACTGACTTGGTGCGCTTCCTTCGGTCTTCGTTCCTGATCCATCTACATAGGTATATACAACCAATATGCTCATGTATGGCCTGCTGATTGGCTTCGAGGGCATCCAGTCTGTTACATGCGGATATATCGTTAGCGGTATGCCTACACGGCTAGGGTCCAGTTCTGTTAGCCTTACAGTGGCTACATTACTTTGAACAATCTCACTCTCAAGCATATCAACAGCGACCTTGATGGTCATTGCCGGAGTATTCTTATTACCTAATTTGGTAAAATAATCCTTCAGTGATTTACGCTTGCCATAATCATCGTCCTTTTCGGCAAGCAATCCGGGTATTTCCTTCGCTGAATTTTCAACAGCAGCAACAAGAGCTTCCTTAAAGGTCAATGGTTTTTCATCAGCCTTTACAACAGGAGCTTCATTTATTGCTTTTATAGCAGCAGCATTAGCAGCTGTTGCTTCGAGTAGTTTATCCACGCTCTCCTTTAATGCTTTCATACCAGCATCATCAAGCTTATCAGCAATATCTTTGTTGATAGCATCGACACGAGCGTCAAGGTCAGCTTTCTTAACTCCGTCTTTACCGGAATCCTCGATAAGCCCCTTTATTTCGTCTAACAAGATTTCCTTGTCAGTCTTTTGTACTTCTTTTTTTTCTTTTGTTTCCATTATTAATTTTTTAAATGCGTTGTTAAATAATTATAATCTATCTGAGTGGACATGTCCGGGTCAGATTTATGCTGAGTGCCTTGCGGCGGATCATCTTTTCCTGTACTTATTGTAGGTGTAGCTGTATTGCTTCCTATCGGTACGCTTGATCCTTCAATAAGTTTAGCTTCCAGAACATACCAAAAATAGCCCTTTTCATCGACTGTTTCTTTATTGGCAATTTCCGGATAGTATTTTTTCCATGCTTCATATTCGTTAGGGTAATCTTCATCGTTAATAGCAATGTCCAGTTTAACATAATACATACCT